TACCATAGTAAATTGGCATTAGCTTGCCTCCGGTACAAGGTAAAGGACGGTAGTGTTTTTGGAAGAATCACTAGATGCTGTCGTTTCATCAGCCACAGGTACAATCTTGGCATCCACGCGTGCTTGAACCTGTGTGGGGGTCTGATAGGTATTTGCGGCATCAGTGGACTTTAGATAGGGAGTTAAATCTGGTGTCGTGCCATCCTTGCCATCCTTGCCAGCTGGGCCAGTGGCGCCTTTGAGCGATGCCAAATAATCTGATTCTGTACCTGTGTTGCCAGCGTCCAGCCATACTTGGTAAGCAGATTCACCAGCAGGACCAGCGGGACCAGTAGCACCAGTATTGCCAGTATCGCCTTTCGTGCCAGGTGCGCCAGTGGCACCTATCAACGATGCCAAATAATCTGATTCTGTACCGGTGTTGCCAGCATCCAGCCATACTTGATAAGCAGATCTGCCGTCATCGCCTTTAGGCCCTTGCAGCTCACCACCATCGGTCCAAGCGTCGTTTTCCCAGATATACAGGTGGCCAGCGACTAAATATGTGTCACCCACCGTGTTTCCTGTCGTGGGCAATTTGTCAGTCGAATCGACAGTTCCTTTAAGCTGGATACCGGTCCCCGTGTCGCCCTTGTCTCCCTTGTCTCCCTTGGGGCCTGCGTCGCCAGTGTCACCTTTGGGGCCTTGCGGACCAGTCAAACCAGTGTCACCTTTTGGCCCGGTTGCCCCGGTGTCGCCCTTTTCGCCTTTTGGCCCGCGCAAACTGCCCAGAAGTGCCCATTTACCGTCAGTTGCCTTGTACAGATCTCCAGCATTATCCACGGCCAGTGTGCCAGCCATTTCTGTCGTTGTCTCGCCGGTCGTCACGTCGTGATCAATGTACACAATGCCGATACCTTGGTCGCCTTTTGTGCCCTTGACATTACCGACGTTCTTCCAGCCAGCAGCTGTTTTGATATACATGTCCTGCCCAACAAAATAGGCCGTACCCTCAGCCGCATCCTGGGGCAAATCATCAGCGGCATCCACCGTGCCAGCCACGGAGATTCCCGCGCCAACGTCACCTTTGTCACCCTTGTCTCCTTTGGGCCCTGGAACGCCTTGGTCACCTTTAGGACCTTTGAACGCCGGGTTAGTAGGTGCAGCCGCAATAAAGTCATTGGCCGCCTTAGTAGCAGTATCAGCGTTCGCCGCAGACGTATCCGCCTTGGCGCTGGACTCGTTAGCCTTGTCCGTTGCCGCACCGGCCGCTGCTGTCGCAGTATCGGCTTTGGCTGCCGAGTCATTAGCCTTGCCAGCCGCTGCGTTGGCGACGTCCTTGGCGGCCAGCGTGTCCGCCTTGACTTGATTAAAGTCATCACGAGCTTTGTCCGCGTTGGTCGCCGCCGTGTTGGCAGTGTCCGCTGCGTCCGTGGCCTGTTTGACCGCGCCATCAATCTTGCCCTGAGCACCGGCCACAATCGTGTCGGCCTCGGTACCTTTGTCTCGCACATGTTCCAGCACCGTCTGAGCGGCATCGTCCTTGGACTTGATGTCTTCCACGATGTTGGCCGCCTCGGGGATATAATTATCATTGTCATCCGCAGAACCTTTAGACGGGAGCACCCGGAACTGGAACGTTGAGGTGGATTCCTTAACATCACCAGTAATGAGCTGCACGTAAGCCACGTCGATGTCCCCATGGCTGGTATACAGCTGCGGTGGCAAGATGATCTCGAGGTAACCATGCGCACTCGCTACGGGGAACGCATCTGGATCCGCACTCTTGAGCATGTCCACGATCTTGTTCCCAGATTTTTCCGCGTAGAATCGGATGTCGTCCACCTTGGTTAAATCATTTGTTGAATAACCTTTTCCAAACAAAATAGGGAGCGTCTCATTGGCGTCCCCCTGGCGGATAATTGGTGTTTTACCATAAAACGACGTTATCTTATTGATGTTCAGTGTTAGCTGATCCAGTGCCATTAGTTGGATCTCCTTTCTGTAATTCCTTGATCAGTGCGTTGGCTGAAGCCAATGATGACCGTAGCTCATCTCCTGTCTGGGTCAGTCGCCCAATCACAATCGCTTGATTGCCGATGATTGATGCGAGGGTATTTACTGCGTAATTGCCAGTGTTATCTGGCTGCTGCTCTTTTTCTGCCATTCCGTTCCTCCTAAGCCAATTTTGTGTTGCCGAAATACAAATGCCCACCAGATACATATAAAACTGTGCTGTTGCTCCCGTTGTTAAGCGTGACGCCCCCAGAAAACGGTACTGGTCCGCCGAAACCGCTCATAGAAATAATCGTTCCGCCGATAGTTAAAGCCCCGGAAAGTGATATTTGGCCACCACTCAATACGGAACTGCCGCTTCCGTTGTTCACGTAAATGCTGTTTATGCCGCGGATGTCACCACCGATAATCTTGCTCGCGTCCAGACTCTCAATGTTGGCGCTCTTGATGATACCGTTGGCAATGTAGGTATTCCCGTCAATGTGAACGTTTGATCCGCCCAGATAGACGCTAGAGCTGTTGCCCGCCCCACTCATCGTCAAGTACCCACCGCCGGAGACGCTCAGCGAGATCCGTGCTAAGCCGTTGTTTACGCCTTGACTGATCTGTGTGGAGAGTTCTCCATATGTCACCCGAGCGTCAATTAGGTTGCTCAGCTGCGTGTATTGGCTGTTAATCTTGCCGTCCAGATCATTGACGCTGGTCTGGATACCTTTGGCATTGGCCTTGATGGACGTGATCTCTTTACCGTTGTCCGATGTCGCTTTGAACAACTCTTGAACCGTATCAAAGCCAGCGGCAGAAATGGCGTCGTCGATGCTTTTTTTGAAGTCGTCCGTCTTCTGCTGGCCCACCTTGTCGTAACCGGCAGGGAATGCTTCCTTCCACTCACCATCTTGAAACACCATCATCTGCCAGGTTGTGGGATAGCCCGTTCCCAGCGGGTCAGCAGATTTGAACCATGTGTCCCCTTCTTTGGCTGCATTAGTGGGCGTACTTGGTCCGTACTGGACCTTCTCCGACGTCCGGACGTTGGCATTCTTCTCAGCCTTATCGGCCTTGTCCGACGCGTCGTCGGCCGCATCCTGTTTGACCTGGTCGTCTGCATCTTGACGGTCCTGACTTTCCTGATCGATCTTGTCATTGGCATTATCGATTGCTTGGTTGGCCTCATCCTCTCGCTCGGCCTGAGATTTGACGAGGTAATCGCCAATTTCCACCGTGCTTTGTTTTTCGTCCAGGATGTTCCGGTCTATTTTGTAGACTCGTGCCTTGTACTTAATGTTCTGGTCAAATCGGACGATGATCACCCGATCGCCCAAGTTGAGCCATCCGATGTTGTGCACCTCGGCGCGAAACTGCACCTTAGGCCGCGCCAAGTCCACTAATGAATCATAGGTCTGTTGTAGGAGCACCGCCGGATCGGTCGTGTCGTCAAAGTCCAGGATTGTTGTCCGTGGCGTCCCATCTGGGTTCCCCCATTCTTTGGTCCGGTCTGACAATTCCACCCATTCTTGACCAGCGGGCTTATCCACCGGATCACCATTTGCCTTACTCCAAACAACGTCCGAGAAGGTTATCTTACGGCCATAACCGCCAGTTGAATTACCTTCATCATCGGTCTTCTCCTCGCCTTTGCCCCGTCCTACAGCCGCCGTATAGATGCTATCCCGCGCTTCCTCACGGACAACAGAAAGCGCATTGTCACCATACACGAACCGGCGGAACGTGTCCTCGCCGACCTGTTTCTTGATGTTCACCACCCGGTCGGTAATGCGGTTGTCCTTGACCACGTAATAGTGCTCGGCTTCGACCCCAAAAGCAGCAACCATTTTCTTAACGGCTTCGATTCGAGAATTATAGTTGAAGTAAATCGCGGATTCGGGCACCTGGTCCTGATCAGCCACCCGCCAACGGGTTCCACCGAAGATGGTATTCGTCACGTCAGCCAGGCTGGCCTTGGGCATCCGCTTGGTAGGGATGTAACCATAGCCGGATAGCTCGAAGTTGAACTGATCCACCCCGGTGACCGAATACGCATGGCCGTCGTTGCTGAATGATTGGACGGCGTACATGTTGAACTGATTGTTGGGCTGGTGCGGCCGAGGGATCGCGATGAACGCCGTGGCCTCCAGATCAGCCTGGCTCACAGCCTGCATGTCCAACGTCAGAGAGAGTTGAGCCGCCGCATTGATTTCACTCTCTTCGTGCCCGTCGAGGACGTCGGTGATGATCTTCACTGGCTTCTCAGCATGGTCAAAAAGGATTAATCTCATCGGTATCGCTCCCTCAGTGTCAATTCAATCGTTGCCGTGGCCGGCGTCACCGCGATCGTGCCCGGCGATCGGATCAGGAAGTTCTCCAAGTCGCTTAGGTAATCATGAATTTCCGGGTGCGGATCGCCGTTCAGTAGAATTTTGTCAGCACTATTAAACTGTACCGTGATTACGTCTCCCGGATTGAAGTTTCTACCCGCAAAACGGATCGTTTCGAGGCCGTTGGTAACGCTGACCTCTGTATTTGTAATGCCCATTGTAATGGTAATTTTATCTGGCGGCGCTGGATAGGGGATCTCTTTAGCCAGCTCGATGGATCCTTGGCCCCGCACTGTGGTCGGTTCGACATCATGCTTATATGGATCAGAGCAGTATAAAGTGAAACTGGAGACAACGTCGTTTCTCCCCTCTGGGACGTCATCCACATCGGACAGCGTCGCAGTGTATGCGACATCCGTCTCGTCATGGAATGAAGCCTCAAACTGCGGCTTGCTGAGGAAATAGTTCAGGCGATTAAATGCCTGGCGAAAAGCGCCCGGATCCGGTGCAGTCAGCTTGAACCGAACGATGATTTTTCGATCCGGCAGATTGGCTGATTGAAATATCTTGCCGTCTCCACCAGTTCTATCTGCCGTGGTGATCTCATAACCAATCAATTCCCGGCCGCTCACATTAAGCGTCTGGTACCCAGTAACCAGCTCTTCAAGCGCGGTTCCATCTACGAAGAGAGCTTCAGGCGGCAGATACAGGTTGTCTGTACCGTCATACGGCTGTAAATCTCGGAACTCGTACATTGACATCTGCTCACCTCCTAAAATCTCAACCGCAGATTGGTTGTCTTATCCTGTTGCGTCGAAATATCGTCTACGAACGCTTTGTAGTCATGACCGCCGATGTTTAGATTGATCATGGCCGGCTGTTTAACAACTGTAAAGTTGCCATTTACTGAGGCATTCAGGCCGCTCTGCAGTTGCCGGTTTGCCGATGCAACAGTATCTGCTATTTGGTTTCTCGGTGACATCGCCTTAGCAATATCATCGGCCATACCAGAGACATTGCTCTTGACCACTGAAAACTGAGACGTTAAACCACTGTTCAGACCGTTCATGATGGCATTACCGGCTGGAACCAGCAGTTTTGCATCGTAACTGATTGGGCCTTTATGTTTTCGAATCCATGAGGCGATACCGCCCACGAAATTAGTCACCTTGCCCCATGCTGCTTTCAACCCGTTGAATAGGCTGTCCATGATTGCCCGACCGGCATCCGCGAGAGAGAAGTTTTTCAAAGCATTAAATCCAGATTTTATTCCGTTAACAACGTTTGAAACAATGCTCTTGAACCCGTTCCAGATTCCTTTCACGCCATTGATAATGCCACTCGCAATGCTCATTAAACTGGACTTAAGACTGTTCCAGGAATTGACGGCGGCAGATTTTATACCATTCCAAAGTCCCGAGAAAAAACCAGTTAGCGCATTCCAGATTGACTTGGCCCCATTGACGGCTCCACTCCACAAAGATTTCAAGCCCGAAACTAGCCCGTTCCAGAGAGAAGTTGCCGCAGATTTGATACCGTTCCAAAGGCCAGAGAAGAACCCAGTCAGGGCATTCCAGATTGATTTGGCAGCGTTGACTGCACGATTCCAAATGCCTGATAGTGCTGTAGTGAATCCTTGCCATAAGGCAATGGCGTACGCTTTGATCGCATCCCAGATGCCGGAAAATATTTCCACTAGACCCGTCCAAATTGATTTGGCAGCGCTGACGATGCTGTTCCAAATTAGTTGGAGGTCACTGCCTAATTGTTTCCAGTTACCGGTAAGCAGATCGATCACTATCAGGATCGGCCCCATGATGACCGCCTTGATCATATTCCAGACACCGGTCGCAACTGACACGATACCATTCCAGATTGTGGACAAAGCTGTTGATAAACCCGTCCATAGCCCTTGAATAATTGGGATAAACGGCCCAACAACAGCCATGATACCGTCAGTTATCGCCGTCCATGATGCCTGTGCCATTGATACGATGCCGGACCACAAGGTAGAAAAGAACGTTGTCATTCCCTGCCACGCTGCTTGAACAGATTGGACAACCGTTGCCACAGTCGTCACGATTCCATTCCATATTGATTGAGCCGCCGACACAATACCCGTCCATAAGGTGCTGAAAAACGTCCCGATATTTGACCAAACGTTCTCAATCGTGGAAACCGCAGTGGAGAAGAAATTGACAATACTTGTCCACACGGTTTGAGCAATCCCAACCAGGCTCTGCCATACTGTCGTCAGAAAATTAACGAAGTTAGCCCACAATTCCCGGCCTGTCTTAGTTTGAGTAAAAAACCAAATTAGAGCTGCAACGGCTGCTGCAATGGCGACTGCTAAAAGGCCGAAGGCTCCCATCTTCAAAACGGCGTTAAGGCCACCCAACGCAGTGGTTGCTGTTTTTATGCTTGCCGCAAACTGGATCATTTTGCCTACTACAAGTACGATTGGGCCGACAGCCGCAGCTATACCGGCCATAATCAGAATCAGGTTTTGTACTTCTGGCGATGCATTAGTGAACGCATCCACCATATTACCGATCCATTCGGCAACGTTTTTAATCGTCGGTGCCAGTTTGTCGCCAATGGCAATGCCGGCAGATTCCAAAGACCCACCTAACTGCTCGATAGCGCTTGAAGCATTGTTCTGCATGGTCTTGGCCATCTTGGATGCGGCACCATCAGAGTTTTCAAGCCCTTTAGTTAATTTAGCCAACGCTGGTTCGCCAGCAGCCAGCATGGCGTTCATTGCTCGACCGCCTTCAGTCCCAAAAATAGTGGCGTTGTAGTAATCCTTTTGTTTCTGGGTCATACCGGACGTGGCCTTGGCATAATCGCCAACAATCTGAGTTAACGGCTTCATCTTCCCACTGGAGTCGTAGGCCGAGAAACCGATCTTTTCCATAGCCTTACCAGCTTCCGCTGATGGCTTTGCCAATTGTTGCATGACTTGGGCTAGTGTAGTCCCGGCTGTAGACCCCTTGATGCCTTGGTTCGACAACAGGCCAATTGCTGCGGCCGTCATTTCTAGCGATTGCCCTGCCGCGTGAGCTTGCGGTGCCACATACTTCATGGCGTCACCCATATCATTCGCTTCCGCGTTAGTTCGCGCAGCAGCTTCAGCAAATACGTCTGCCACATGCCCCGATTTGTCGGCAGATAGGCCGAATGAATTCAGAGCTGTTGATGCGATTTCTGCTGCCTGTCCTACGTTCCCGCCAGAAACGGCGGCTAAGTCCAGAACACCAGGCATCGACGCCATGATCTGTTTAGAGTTCATGCCAGCAGATGCCAAGTTCTCCATGCCCTCCGCTGCTTCCTTGGCACTGAATGAGGTCTTGGCGCCGAGCTCGATCGCCTGGGCTTTCATCGCACCCATTTCCTTCCCGGTTGCGCCAGAAATGGCCTGAACCCGAGACATCTGTTTGCCAAAGTCTAATGACACCTTAGCCGCGGCCGCCCCAAGTGCTGCAATGGGCAAGGTAACACCCTTAGTTAGGGTGCCACCAATAGAAGACACGGTAGACCCAACCTTACCCATGCTAGTTTCAGTCCCAGACTTGAATGCGTCTACTGCCTTAGCTGCTCGCGCGAATCCGGGCGTCATCTCATCAGCCATCGACAAGACGGCCTTGACGGAATACTCTTCAGCCATGTTTATCCTCCTTTCTCATATCCTTGCGGTGGCCGAAACGTTTTTCGTACTCGGCCATTCGTTTTGCGAATACCGAAGCCGCGTTTTGCCTTTCCACAGGATGTGATCCGGAGGAATAGTTTGGCTCGTATTTTGATCTAATCTTTGCAATTTCCGCTTGAGGATCGTAGAAATCATCCAGCTTTTTGTATTTGGGCCGGATTGATTTGCCGGACCCAACGGTTGCCTGCACTTGCTGATTGAACCATGCCTGCGTGGCAAGGCGCTCTGTGTCCTCGACTTTTCTAAGAGAGTACGCCTCCATCAGCAGATGATATTCACTCAGCGTCATCTGTTCCGCTGCACGAACTGTCGTAAAACCCAGGTACGCCAGCGCATATAACATAATTTCGTGATATGTTTCTGCACTGGATTTAGGTTCTGTACCTAGGCTTTCATCTTTTTTACTGCAAGACCGACAGCATTAGAAGATTTGAGTTCTGGCAGCAATGTGTCGAAGACCTTTTCCATTTCTGCTGGCTTCAAGCTATCAATGTAATCATCGACATCTTGCTGTGTCAGCATAGGTTTAGCGGCATAGCCGGCTGAATAGATCACGTCAGCCAGTGCAGCGGGATCATACGAATCGAGGGCGGGCAGCGTCTTAGTCAGCCCCAGCCCAAATGAAACGCCATTTGCTTGGAGCCCGGCGTGTTTGTCCAATTCACGAACAAAGCGCACACCAAATTGCAATTCGACTGTCTTACCGTTGATCTTTAATTCCATTTTGTTTCCCTCCTAAAAAAATAGAGGGAAGGAGCGAACTCCCTCCCTCTCAATGTCTTATGCTATTCGCCAGCAGTCACGGTAATCGTGGCTGTCGCGGTCTTGCCGCCTGCAGTTGCCGTGATAATAGGGCTGCCAACTGCAACACCTGTGACGGTGCCGTCAGCTCCTACCGTTGCCAGTTTGGTGTCGGATGTGGACCAGGTTACCGTCTTGTCGGTCGCATTGTCAGGCGCCACCGTAGCGTTGAGCTTGACAGTATTGCCTACTTGGACATCGGCGGCTGTCGGGTCAACCGTTACCCCAGTGACTGCCACCAGTTGGTCTGTCGCGTCAGGCTGCTCCACGTTGGTGCCGGGATCCTTGTCCTTATCCCATGCGGTGCCGCCACCAGTCGCATTACCATCGGTAACCGGCTCAATGCCACGGAAGATGTAGTCGATCTCCGCCTGTGCGTCAGAGGGCAATGTCAACCATCCCCGTTTAGGGGTGCCATCCACACTAAACGTCACGTCTCGGTTAGAATTGTCATCCGGATCATTGTCATTGCTGTCCTCAGACACAAAAACGTGCATATACCAGGCGAAATACTTGCCCTCATTGTTCCGGCGGTTCCGGTAGACGATCCACGCCTCCAGCTTTTCGCCATCGAAGAGACTGTCATACATCAAGTCTGCTAGGGCACTGGTGTTATTCGTAAATTCCACCTCGAAGTCCGTTTCCACGGAACTGGTGGTGCTCACCATGCCGTCCTTAGTCGGGTTCGTGTCGCTATTCCGCTGCGGGTCAAACGACAGGCTGGTCTGCCAAGGCATCAACCGGCCTTGTTCCCGGCCGGCCTTGCTCAGCTGCCGGAAAAAGGCAACGGTATCCACACCTTGTAGATACTTGATCTCGTTTGCTACTGTATCTGGCATTTTCATTCTCCTTTACATAATTTCGAAGCGCAGTTCTAGGTGACCACGCATGAATACTTGGTCAGACACGCTGGTGTCTACGGTCAATTCCTTATCGGCTTCGTCCAGCAACGGCCGGAACCGGTAGACGCCAGACAAAAACTCGGATCTGTGGGCATAAAAAATGTGGTCAGTCAATTCGGCTACCGCTTTTCGTTGTTGCTGCTGCCCCCAGACGTCGATCGTCTGGAATATCTGCCCGTTAAGGCTCGTTTTCGTTACGCTGGGGACGTTCTGCGTCATGCCTAAATAGATAAACGGATAACTGACCGTGTCGCCTGGTAGGTAGTCATAAACGCCCACACCGAGGCCCTGCGCAATCTTGTAATACGCGTTATATAGCGTTAATTCAGGGGATAATATCGCGATCACCCCCTACTTCATCAATTTCTGGATGTCGGATTTGAACGCTGTCGACTGCACATTGAATTCCGGACCAAGTGTCGGCATAGCCGCCATGAAGCGCGTGCCTTTTTCGAGGTAGGGGAAGTACTTTGTTCCCACCGAAACGGTTCCGGTTAGACCACCATCGGACAGTGCCAGCTTGGTGCTCCGGGCGGTCGCCCCGGTCGAGAAGCCGTGCGTGTAACTGGCGTTCATTCGGCTGATGGTGCCGCTCTGCAGCTTGCTAGACCGGTTTTTGACAATGGCCTGCATCAGCTGGGTCTTGGCTCTGCCGTGCAGCGCTTCCGCCAATTTGTCAGCCCCAACAATCCTGATTGACTTACTCATTTGCGTTCACCCACAATCAGTGTGTTTCCCTTCAGCACCTGCCGGGCTGTCTGCATGACGTAATGCGCTGGGCTCTCGCCAATCTGGAGATAGGCCCAGCCGTCCGGCGGATGGCCACGCAGCCGGATCACCTTGGCTTTCCGGCTGAAGTCGCCAAAAAGCTCCTGTGAGCGGTCCGTACCGGTATCGGTGACATTAGCCAGGCCCTCAGCAATGACTGGGCTGGTACCAATATACTCGGACGTGTCCGGATCATAGTGCTGCTGATCCGCACCGTGGAAATAAATCGTCGTGTCATACCGCACTCTAATCACTCCCATCTGAATAACCGCTGATAAACGACACGTGACCAAGCGTCTTCGTGTCCTTGCCATTATCCTTTCGCCAAGCCGCGATGTCGTCGGCAAACGGCGCGAAATCGTCATTGTCGAACGTGATGCTCTCGCCCTCTTGGGAATAAGACGCCATGCCCTCGTTATTCAGGCGATTGTAGCGCCTTACAGCCACTTCGGAGACGATGAAGGACAACTCACCGGGGAACTGGTCAGCAGCCTTAAGAGACAGCTTCAAGCGCAATGAGGACGTTGTGTTCTTGACGATCAAATTCAGCAAAGAATCTTGCTTGTTGTCCTTGATCGCCAGCAGCGTCTTGATGTCGGCCAGTTGCGAATCGTCAGCCATCGGGATCACCTCACTTCGGCGTATTGACAGTCACAGCCAAGGATGCATTGACATTGCCAGCGGAAAACGCAATATTGGCCGTCCCGGCCGCTACCAGCGTCACGGTGTAGACGCCATCGGACTTCTTAGCAACCGTGGCGATCATGTCATTGTCAGACGTGGCCGTAACGTCTTGCGGTGCGCCCTCCGGGGTGACAGTCACGGTGATGTCTTTAGTGGTACCGGCATCGCCCGTCAGTGTCTTCTGAGACAACGTCACCCCGTCAGGCGTCACGCTTTTGGGGTAGTAACAACGACCTTGGTGTCGTCGTATAAGTATGCCGCGTAGTGCTCATCAGCTGTAATAATCGTGATCTTCTTGATGATGTCGCGGTCAGTTTCAACCTGCACGCCACGTTTTTGGACCAACCGCAATGCACCCTGCTTAATGTACAGGGCGTTGCCTGCTGCGATCTTCTTACTGCGAACAATCTGCACGCCTAAAACGTTGAGATAGGTACCACTAACTAGTGAATTGGCGGAAACTTCAGAGCCAGCGTTTTGTTTCCGGGCATCAGCTTCTAATGACGCTGCATCCGCCGGGTTGAAGACCGCCACAATCTGGGCATCGTCTTCGTCATTGAACGTATTGATAGCCGCTTGGACGCCCCCCACAGTCGCGTCGAAAGCCACCTTCTGAGTCCCGGTCTGAGCGACGGCCAGCAGGTCATCATCCACTTTGTTCGCCAGGGACAGCCCCAACTGGCGGGTAGATTCGCCTCGCGGATCGCCATAACCAGATAAGACGGCTTCGTCGGTGATGCTGGTCCCCTTAGCCGCCTTCTTGACCGTTACGGACTTGCTGGTAGTGCCGATCTTGTCCAAAGGAATAGGTTCGCCCTCAGCCACATCAGCGGCATCGCCAATGTATGTGTATGCCGGGAACTTCAACGTGTCGCCCGGTTGCCCTTGCAGTGTAGTATCCACCGTCGCCAACGGGGTAAAGCGCAATGCCTTCTTCAGCTCGTAATTGATGATTGGTGCTAATACTTCTGGATTGACCAGGTCGGCCAATTTAGTCGGTGCTGTGTCTGCCATAATTAGTTACCTCCTGTTAATTTAGCGAACAGGTCAGGATTTTGTGTTGCAATCTTGGCCCGCTCGTCGTAGCTCATTTTGTCAAAATCTGCTTGTGTTACGCCCTTAGCCGGTTGGCCCGTAACCTTGGGCGTTGATCCTTGCAAATATGATTTGCGGACGCTGTCGGCGATTCGCGTGGCCAGATCTTTAAGCCAATCAACATTGGTGTTGGTCGATTCGGCTTCAGCGGTCACCACATGCGCCAGGTCATCATCACTGAAAGATACCGGTAGTTCTTCAGATTCCAGAGAGGAACGGGCCTGTTTCAGCAAAGAAAACTTGTTGATCTGAGCCTTAGCCTCTTCCAGCTCCTTTTGGGTCTTCTGAAGCTCATACTCCTTCTTCTGGTCGGCATTCATCTTTGCGTACTTCTGCGCCTCAGTGACTGCCTTCTGCTTTTCCGCCTCGGCACGGGCCAAGCGGCGTTTAACGATCTCATTGACCTGATCGTCCGTGTACTTCTTGGCGCTAGAGTTGTTATCATCGTCCCGATGATCGTCACCTTGGCTATTATTGGCAGCATCATCCAATGGATTATCGTTTTGATCTGAGCCAGTCGGTTGGCCGTCGTTCTGATCTTGGTCACCACTTCCAGGATCGTCCGCAAAATACTGCAAGTTCATCTTCAAAAAATCCGTGTTCTTCATGTTCAGAAACTCCTTCCACAGCTTTTTAGGTGGTCAGGCTTGCACCTCATTTGCCGATGCTTTTAACGACATCACGCTCGGTCGAGGGCATAAAAATAGCGCGGGTGGTAGACCTGCGCTACTAGTAAATGTAATTGGGTGGTCCAGCGGGTGCCTGCCATGGCTTGCCCGTCTTGAGGCATTCGTTAATCAGATCAATAAGCTGGTCATATGAG